ATTAACATCAAGCTGTCCACTTCCTTGCGGAGTAGTGTCCATTCAAACCCTCACAAAATTTTCCATCGTTTAGACCTGATCTCAGTCGTATCGGCAATCGCTTGGAAATGACTTTTGATCAAATCTATTGCGCGAATCATTCTATAGGAATTTTCTCTAGCGTCAACCTCGTGATCACTAGAGTTAACAATCCTGTCAACAAACCCTTGTTTCAGGCTTTCCAGTTCCCTGACAAACTCATCATCCCGGAGCAGATTCGCTGCGCGTTCTGGGTTCATCCTGGGATTTCCACGTTCGCACTAATACCCGCGCCGATCTTGGCAGCTTTCAGTTGTGCCTCTGCCTCAAACTCTTGTTGCTTCAACTGGAGTTCAGCAGCAGCCTTTTCCCTGGCAAGCTGAATATCGGCTTGAGCCTTCATCCGTTGAGTCTCAATTGCTGCCATTGCTTTCTGCTGCTCGATCTGGATCTGCGCTTGAGCCTGGGCAATCATGGCATCGACAGCAGGATTAGGCTGCGGTTGCTGCGGAGGAGGATTGGACAGTTGCTGATCCTGCTCTGGAGTGATGTCCTTGAAGAACTCAGTTGAGTCCTTGAATCCAGCAGCCTCAACAAACCGACCAAGAGTCGCCCTGTATTGCCCGAGACTCACCAACGGGTTAGCTGGCCCTGCCAACTGTAGGATCTGCTCCTGCTTTGCAAGCACCATCTGAAGCATCGCCATCTGTTCTTGCTTCGTACCAGTCCCAAGACCGACACGGATGCTGACATCGTATTGATTCGACCACTCTCGCGGATCCATCGGTACAAACTTGCCGCGCATCCGCATCAGAACCTGTTTGTCCTGGTATTTGCAGAGCAAGTGCAGGATGCCCTTAAACAGCGACTTAACCCCCGTCTCAGCAAAGATCCTAGCGATCAGTTCGATCTTGCCTTGAGCAGCGTTGGTAACCGCAGCCACAGCAGCAGCAGTGACGTTTTGCAGGATGTTTGGATCTAGTCCCTGTTGAGCATCCGATACACCAGTCCGTTTCTGCTGAACCTGATCGAAATAGCCCATCATCGGGAAGATTTGATCACCGATGGATGGAACCGTGATCGGAGTCATCGCGCCAGGACTCTTCATCCTGACGACACCACCCGGAGTCACATTGAGCAAGTCATCGATGTTGACCTGACCTTCGACCACACCCATCCGAGCGTTGTTCGACAGATACAGGTTATCCAGCGACTGACGCACCAAGGTGGACTTGATCAGTTGCAGATCAATCGTCCTGTCTGCCAGCGATTGCCCAAAGAACTTATGCGGGATCGGGATCGGGCAGATTACATGGAACGGAACATAATCAGTCTTCTCGTTGCTCAGAATCTGGCTGTTGCTGTAAAAAATCTTCCGCAGTTCAGCAAGACCGTCACCGTCATAGTCCACATATATGTAGCACTCGAAAACCTCGACCTCCTGCATCGACTCATCCAGCGAGGTGACCTCGAAAGGCTCCTCTCCAGGTGTATATCGCGCAAGACGCTCCTCGGTGAAGTCCAGACTGTTGAATGCTGGCAGCGCGTCTACAGTCTCCTTGTCGAACCCCATCTGGATCAGGATCGACCTGGGAACCAGAGTCCGGTGAGCAAGGAATGGCGCATCCTGAACGGTTCTGGCTTTCTTGCTGACGATCAACTCTTCCGGAGGTACGTTCTCCACGACAACGCGACCGATCTTGTTGCGCTGCTGGACGACAACGCTGCGCGTCTGCATGACCTGACCGTCAACCTCGACTTCCTCGATCTGCTCTGCAACAACCTGTCTGGTTCCGTCTGCCAGTAACAGTGCAAGTTCGATCTCTGAGAGGTTCTTGTAAACCTCCTCGATCACATCCAGCTTCTCATCCCAATACGCTTTAACGGTTCCAGTCTTCTGGAGCAGCGCATCCTTGAACCAGTGATGCAAAATGGTGAAACCAGGGTTTTGCTTGTAGAACACCCAGTTTGCGTAATCGGTTGCTTGCTTCGCACCTTCCTCATCACCTGGGCCAACAGGATCATATTGGATGATGTCATCAGCGCGAGTGAATACCCGGATCAGATCAGGCAGAGCACCGTCTACAGCCTCTGCAACCTCTGCGGTGATGATCTGTGAGCGACCTTCTACCTCGTTGCCATAAGGCTTGCGGAGGTAGTAGTCCATCGCTTTTGCGCGTTCAGCGGAAGTCTCTGTGTCGAGATAGCCAATAGCGTCATCAATCTCAGACGACAGAATGCCCTTGAGCCTACCTTCATCCATTTTGCACCTCTGCCCTGCGAGTGTATTGACGCTTCGGAGGTGGCTCAGACTGTTTCAGCGCAGCAATCTCCTGCTCTAGCTGGCGAATACGCTCACGAAGCTCATAGACAACTTGGTCAAAATCTCGACGTAAAACGATGTTTCCCTGCGGAACTAGCATCAAACCACCCATTTTGCACTATGTTTGATCGGTTTACCCCAATCGTCATTGGACATCATTTCCAGTGACTCTGCAAGATAACGCCACGCATCAGCAGCGTGAGAATGCTCATCGTGCAATGGTGCGCCAGCCTCTTGCGTCACCTGATTGATAGCCCTGCGATACCGTTTTAGATGGTTGACTAGCTCCATCGTTTTGTCAGTATCGAAATAAGCCCTTGGAAAGACCATCCTAGCGATTCTGATGCCTTCCTCTGGACTACCCCTTGGAAGCACTGTTACGCGCCTCCCAAGCGTTTCTAATAGGTTCTGTGTGGATCTACCGGTCTGGAAGTTTTTATGCGCTCCATCGTGCGGAATGAAATCTGTACCCCATCGCCATTTTCTTGATTCGATCTCCATGACATAACTGTCAATCGTTCTGTGACTGTCCTCGATAAAGTCAATGATCCTAACTTCTGACGCAACCTTCTGGACAAAGATGATCGACATGGAGTCATTCCATCCAAGATCCCAGACAGTGTGGACTTTCAATGTCGGATCGTATGGAACAGACCTAATCCGGCCTTCTCGCTGTAGAGCCTCAATCTCACTGGCGTAAATAGCACCATCAACCGCGGGTCTGCATCGACCCTCCCAGACTGTCAGATAACCCTGCGGATCTCTGTCTAGCCAGTCTCTGCGCTCTTTGTCGAGTTCAGGAGGAAACCAAGGGTTGTCAGACCAATTGACCTCACAGACCCATGAGTCAGACGGTGGATGCGCGACAAACCGAGTAAAGGTCTCATCCGTATCGAGTTCTGGATTGAAGCTGATCCAGATTTCTGATCCCGGCTTGCGGATCGTTGGTATCAGTACATCCCAGGACTTGCGAGTGACAACCTGCGCCTCTTCCACCCAGCAAATATCAGTCCCCTCATAGGACTTCATGTTTGCCACACCTTGCTGGCGAATACCTGCAAAGGTGAATTCTGTCCCGTTGGAACCGATGATCCTGTTTTCTTGCACCTCGTACAGGCTATCCAGTCCTAGCAGACTGATCTGATCCTTCAGCAGCCGGTGAACGGACTCCTGGATGGATTTCTGCGTCTCTCTGGCGCAGAGAACCCTGATCGGTTTGGATGCTCCTAGTGCTACCAATGCCCGAGCAATCGACCAGGACTTGCCTGAACCCCTGCCACCGTGAAGGATCTTGTATCGCTTAGGCTGGAAGAGCGGCAGTAGCTTCTGCGGGATCTCAACTCTGGTTCTGGACACCGACGATCTCTAGAACCGTTTGGATTGGCCCACCGTTTGCCCCGGAGACATTTGTCTCTACAGGGATCAGCCTTGCTGCGAGCTTGTAGAACTCAGTCAGGTGCTTTGGATCTTCCATTGCCCACTGCACCATTCTGTCTGTACCGCCGAGCTTATCAAAGGCATCAGCGATAGCTTGCTTCATGCTCTGATGGACTTTGTTTGGACTACCTTTCGGTCTTCCTCGTCCTTGCCTAGTTAAATTCTCTTTCTGTATTTTATTTACCACAGTCCGACTCCTAACGGGTCATCGGTTTACTTTACCTTTACTCGATCCTTAATCAACCTCTCGATCTCTGGATCACCCATCTGCTCCGGTGTTGGTGCAAACAATGCTCTCTTACGATTGTCTGTGGTTGTTGCCGGTTCAGACAAATAGTATACAGCGATTGAGTTTCTGGTTACATCAGCAGGACATTTGATTGGATCAGGCAGTCCATGCCATGAGCCTCTAGTGTCGAAGATCACTGCCCTGTTGAACTTCGGCTCAATGACCTTTGCAAGAGTTCTGCTGTCCTTGTACAGACCCAACCCACCACCCCAGGACGATTCCCATGCAGGAGACAGGTAAACAATAAGGTTAAGGCGACGTTGCAAATGTAGCTTTGGATGGATGTTGTAATCCAGGTGAACATTGAGCTTCCCTCCTCTGCTGTGCTGATGCCAGCCACCACCGTGTAGTCCTTGGTCAGCGAACAGATCCTCGTCTACCATTGCCTCCAGGGACTGTGTGAACTTGTCGCTGGTTAGCCAAGAAAAGGTTTTGTATGTCTCTGGTGGGAACTTGTGCCAGTCGTTGCAGGTTCGCTTGACCTCTAGTGGATTGTCATACCGAAACCAGCATGGATCATCTGGCTGCGGAAACTCTTCTGCTAACTGATCTGGATTGGTGAAGAAGTCATCGATCACACAATGCCAATATGGATTGTGGTTTACGATCATTCGACGTTCAAGATACGCACTGCTTCTTCTTCTCCAGGGAATACAACAAAGTTGCGAGTCCCCTTTCCTTTCTGCCTAGATTGCTCATCAAAATACTTAACACCAGGAACACCAAACTGCCTGAGTGCAGCCTCACCAGACCCGGTTTTCCCAGTCAGTGATTCCCATGTATTCAAAAACTGATTTACAGTTACATTCGGCCCATACAATAGTGACAAATCACCACCAAGATCATCTATCGCACTTTGTGGAAGCATTGACTTAGTTTGTTGGATTGCTTCTTTTACCTGTTTTGACTGTCTGCCGATTGGCTTATCCCAGTCAATCATCTTGCCAATCATATCGTCTGGGATGTCTACTGTGTAAACAACACCAGACGCCTTTACTGGATTTAGCTTTTCTACTGAGTCAGCCAACCCAGAATATGTCCTTGCGTATTTTGACTCCCTGATTGTCTTTGCAATTGACTCAGGGTTTTCGCCCATTATTAGGTCTCTAACAATCTCGTTTGCTTTTGCCATATAAGCTGATTGCAATTGAGGCTGAACATTACCTGCGTTTTCAACCAAAGCATCAACTAGATCGCTTGATCTTAAGGGGCCAGCAGATGTTTCGTATTTATCAACAGCAGTTGTCGTTTTGTAATAATTTGCAATATCAGGGGATTCGGCAAAGTAAATCCCATGCCCATACATTTGAGCACCCTCGCCACTTCCGATCTTGCTTGCATCAAACTTACTGAATCTGTATGGACTGCCATGATAGCCAGTCAACGCAAGCAGACCAGCTTCCGGGTTAGCCTTCATCATCTGCACAGCATCAGCCAGCAAGCTCGGAACCTGAGCAGCAGCCTTAGCACCAACGGAAAAAGCTCCTGCTGGCGCTCCGATCCCAGGCATACTGCCCAGTGCCTGACCAGTTCTGTACATATCTTCTGCCAACAATCCACCGTACTGAGGTTTGTCAAGCCCTAGATAACCTCTACCGATACCACCAGCAATAGCAGCAAAAGGCTCACCAATGTTTTGTTGATAAGCCTGATATGCCCTTTGCAAGCCTAAAACCTGCATTAATTGGTCAATATTCATGCTGACCTTTTCCAATATGGATCGTGGTCTACGATCATTGAGTCAGCAATCCGCGAATGATCAGTTGATCAATCGGGACATCGTATGACTCCAGTGGGAACCTTTTGCGTAGTTCTTCTTTTGGTATGTCTATCCTAGCCTGAACCGCTCTAGCCTCTGCTTCACCAGCAAGACGCCTATATAAATCAGGATTGTTTTCTGGCAATCCACCAATTGCAAAACCTTCGATGTTTTGCACCCCATGCTGCAACTCATGGGCCATTATGCTTCTTCCTGTTTGCATACGTCTCGAAATATCTCCTCCGAATACGACATTTCCATCATAATATGCAGATGTTCCAGGAGGCAAATCTTTTGTGTCTTTTACAAAGAATTTTGTACTAATGAAGTCAGGATATGCTTTATAAAGTTCTGGATGTTCAAATACGTTACCAACTACACTTTGCCATTCATTTATGGTCGGCGCAGGTCTTTGCTCAAACTTTCTGAACATTTCTTCTGTTTCATCAGCAGTCATCGACTTTGCAAGCAAACCAGATCGAGCAGGAGGCTCCTTTCCAAAGTATTGTCTAAACTGTTCTTTTGCGTCCCCAATGCCTATATTCAGCCGATCCATCGTTTGCCGCAAATAGTTTGCAGCCATAGCTTCATCTAATTGTTCGACGTATTTTTCTGATAATCTTCCAAACTCTTTACCGGGTCGATATTCAGAAGAAAAGTCACTAATCTCTTGCCGGAGCATCCCGTCTGGTGACCTAAATGTGCCAGTCTGCAAGTAAGCATCCTTATTTGCCACACCAGACTTTTCTAGCGTCTCAAATGTTTCTGCACTAGCCTTATTCCAAAGTCTTGATTTAGGCCCGATAAAGATTGCAGGGATAGTTCCAGCAGCCTCCAACAACCCTGGAATCTGTGCAGCAGCCTTGAAAGCACCAGCAGGAGCGCCCAACGCTGGCATATTGCCTAACGCCTGACCAGTCCTGTAGGACTCCTCTGCCAGCAGACCACCGTATTCCGGTTTGTCCAGCCCAAGATAACCTCTGCCAGCACCGCCGACCATAGCAGCAAAAGGCTCACCAATGTTCTGCTGGTAAGCCTGATATGCCCTATCTAGTCCCAATGCGCGGAGTAACTGGCTGACATCCATGTCACTTGCCCTTGTTGCGTTCGCTGATAGCCTTAGCTTTAGCCTTAGCGTCTGCCTTGGATGATGCACCCCAGGCTCTCAGTGACAGCAGCAGACGGGTTGGTTTTCCGTCCTTGAACTCTGGCCCAGGCATACCACCCATCCTAGCCAGGAATGATGCCCTGCGCGGATTGTCACCTGACTTAACAGGAGCCTTCAGATCGCTTCCAGGATTAGCTCGCTCATAAGACTTCCTACCAGCCTCGTTCAGTCCACCAGACGGGCTTTTACCGGCCTTGCGAGTCCATGCAGGTGACTTCATTTCTTCTTTGCTGCTCTAAGGTTGTCCACCAGATTAGGGTAAGGTCTGCCAGCAGCAGCCGCCATTGCCTTAGCAGACTTCTTCTGCTTCTTCGACAGCGGATCAGGTTTGCCAGCAGACTTAGGCCGAGGTTTATCCCAGACTGGTTTCATTCGTCTTCCATCATCTTTGCCATTTTCAGCATGATTTTGTGCTTCTCAGTCATGCCTTTAACAGGACCACCAGACAGCCAGCGATCACAGACATAGTCCTCTGAACACCGGAAATCCCATCGAGCGCAGTAGCCGATGTCGTCCTCGTCAACGATCTCCTGCATTTCCTCTGGCAGACCAGAAACCATGCACTCGATCATCTCCGGGGTTTGCAGGAACCGCGCACAGTTCCCACAACTCATCTCATCGTCTTCTGTCTCGGTATAACCGGCCTTTGACTCAGCCTCAGCCTTGTTCCGATCATTGACCTTCTG